ATTTGACCTAGCGATGACCTAGGCCCGCGCAAACCGCGCGCGCATTCCGCTCCATGCTTCACACTATATTCTGTTACGCATAGCGCTGGCAGCTAGCTGGCGCGTGTCGCGCTGGCGCGATGTTTTCGGCATGACCTATTTGACCTATTTGACCTATTTGACCTAGGCGCGCGACCAGGCGGAATGTTACGTTATAACGTAACACATTGTGTTGCAACGCAATATAAACATCTGGACATATGAATAGCTATTCAGATGTCGACGCCTGGCCTCGCCCATCCAGCCGCGCGCCGAAGGCCGGGGGGAGGGGGGCCGGCGGCCGCCCCGTCCCGGTCACGGAGGGTCCGCAAACAATTTTTTATTTTTTGCAAACCCAACCAGCCATGCTATACAAAATCTATGGCAGTCTTTTCGCTCCCCTATGAGCCGCGCAAACTGGAAGCCACCGAGGCGCGGTTGGAAGCCATCTATCACGCCGCGCGTAATGGATTGCGTGGCGAGGCGCTGGCGCTCGCATCCGGCATGACGCCGACCGAATACCGCGCGCTGTGTGAGTTCGACCCGCTGGCGGCGCTGGCCGCGGAGAAGGGCCGGGCCGACGGCGAGATGGAGATGTCCCAGGTGCTGCACGACGCCGCCCGCGCCGGCGACGCCAAGGCGGCGCTGGATGTGTTGAAGCACGTCCACGGCTGGGTCGCCAAGCAAGCCGTGCAAGTCGAGGTCAACCAGACCATCTCCATCACCTCTGCACTGCAAGAGGCCCAGCGCCGCGTCATCGAGGGCGTGGCCGAGGCGGCGCACGTAATCGAACAGGCAGAAAATGCAGACCACACGGTATAGCGCCGACGACGAAATGGAACTGATGAGCCGGCTGTGGACGCCGGCCATCAAGGACGACCCGCTGAAGTTCGTGCTGTTCGTGTTCCCGTGGGGCCAACCGGGCACACCGCTGGAACACTTCGACGGCCCGCGCCGGTGGCAGCGCGAGGTGCTGCAACGCACCGCCGACCACGTGAAGCAGAACAACGGCAAAATCGACTTCGACACGCTTAGGATGGCGACGTCATCCGGCCGCGGGATCGGCAAGTCGGCGCTGGTCAGTTGGCTGGTCATCTGGATGCTGACCACGCGGATCGGCTCGACAACCATCGTGTCGGCCAACTCCGAGGCGCAGCTTCGGTCGATCACATGGGCGGAAATTACCAAGTGGCTCAGCATGGCGCTCAACAGCCACTGGTTCGAGGTCAGCGCCACGCGGCTGATGCCGGCCAAGTGGCTGACGGAACTGGTGGAGCGCGACCTCAAGATGGGCACCCGGTACTGGGGCGTCGAGGGGCGGCTGTGGTCGGCGGAGAACCCCGACGCCTACGCGGGCGTCCACAACTTCGCCGGGGTCATGCTGGTGTTCGACGAAGCCAGCGGTATCGACGACAGCATCTGGTCGGTCGCGGCGGGCTTCTTCACGGAGAACACGCCGCACCGCTTTTGGCTGGCGTTCAGCAACCCGCGACGCAACAGCGGCTACTTCTACGAATGCTTCCACTCCAAGCGCGACTTCTGGGACACCAAAATCGTGGACGCGCGCACGGTCGAGCATACGGACAAGCAGGTCTATCAGCAGATCATCGACGAGTACGGCCCCGACAGCACCCAGGCCCACGTCGAGGTGTACGGTCAGTTCCCCAACGCGTCCGACGACCAGTTCATCGGGGCATCCACTGTCGACGACGCCATGCGCCGGCCGCAGCACAAAGACCCGTCGGCGCCGATTATCATCGGCGTGGACCCGGCGCGGTTCGGGTCTGACAGCACGGTCATCGCCATCCGGCAGGGACGCGACATCGTGGCGATCAAGCGCCACAAGGGCGACGACACCATGACGGTGGTGGGACACGTCATCGACGCCATCGAGACGTACAAGCCGGCGCTGGTGGTGATCGACGAGGGGGGCTTGGGCGCCGGCATCGTCGACCGGCTGAAGGAGCAGCGGTACAAGATCAAGGGGGTCAACTTTGGGAACAAGTCGAAGAACCCGCTGATGTGGGGCAACAAGCGGGCCGAGATGTGGGGCGAGATGCGGACCTGGCTGAAGGACGCGTCCATCCCGCTGGACCGCTACCTCAAGAACGATCTGACCGGACCGATGATGAAACCGGACAGTAAAGGGACTATCTTCTTGGAAAGCAAGAAGGATATGAAGGCCCGCGGGCTGGCCAGCCCTGACGCGGCCGACGCCATCGCGGTGACGTTTGCGTTTCCTGTAGCCCACCGGGAATTTGTTGACAGGGCACCGCGCAGGGCCTATGCTCCGGGCGGAATTTCAAACTCTTGGATGGGGGCGTAACCATGGCCTACACGAAACCAATCGGCGTAGCGTTCACCGATCAGGACATCAGCGGCGCGAACATTATCTTGACCGATGAGCAGCTTGGCTACACCGCCGAGGGTCAGGGCACGGTAACGCAGGCGACCAGCAAGTCGACCGCGGTGACGCTGAACAAGCCCGCCGGCCAGATCACGATGAACAACGCGGCGCTGGGCGCTACGACTAACGTGACGTTTACGCTGAACAACACCTTCATCAGCACCAACGACATCCTCATCCTGAACGTAGCCGCCGGCGCTACCGCGGGCGCGTACAACTGCTGGGTGTCTGGCCTAAGCGCCGGGGCTGCGTCCATTACGGTGCGGAACATCAGCGCCGGGTCGCTGTCTGAAGCGGTCGTGATCAACTACGCGCTGATCCACTGCGTCTAACACTCTCACCGGCACAGCGGGGACGCGATGGCCAAGAAAAGTGTTTCGCTGGCCGTAGGCCGAGGCGAGAAGCTACCGACCGATAAGGGCGCGGGCCTGACCGCCAAGGGCCGCGCTAAGTACAATCGTGAGACAGGCTCCAACCTAAAGCCTCCGGCCCCCAGCCCCAAGACCGAGGCGGACAAGGGGCGTAAAAAATCTTTTTGCGCCCGCATGGCGGGTGTGGTAGCCAAGGCTGAGAACGCCGACAGGGCGAAGGCCAGCATGAGAAGGTGGAAGTGCTGATGGCAAAACCAGGGCTATATTCCAACATCGCAGCCAAGAGGGCGCGCATTGCGGCCGGGTCTGGCGAGAAGATGCGGAAGGTCGGCTCCAAGGGCGCCCCGACCGCGGCGGCGTTCCGTGAATCTGCCAAGACGGCCAAGCCAGCCAAGAAGGGCAAGTGACATGCCGCTGGTGAAGTCCACCTCCAAGGACGCCTTCCGCAAGAACGTGAAGGCCGAAATTGCTGCCGGCAAGCCGGCAAAACAGGCTGTCGCCATTGCGTACGCAACCAAGCGCGCAGCGGCTAAGAAAGGCAAGTAATGGCCGCCAACGATGTAGAAGCCGCAGGCAAGGTATCGGACAGCGACGACAAGGACCGTCTGTCCGTCATGCGCCGGCGCTACACCATGGCGCTGTCGGCCTACTCGGACAGCCGTGAAGATGAACTGGACGACCTGCGCTTCATGGCCGGGTCGCCCGACAACCAGTGGCAGTGGCCGGCGGACGTGCTGGCGACCCGCGGGTCTGTGCAGGGTCAAACGATCAACGCGCGGCCGTGCCTGACGATCAACAAGCTGCCGCAGCATGTGCGCCAGGTGACCAACGAGCAGCGGCAGAACCGGCCGACCGGCAAGGTGATCCCGGCCGACGACCGCGCGGACGTGCGCGTGGCCGAGATATTCGACGGCATGGTGCGGCACATTGAGTATATCTCAGACGCCGACGTGGCCTACGACACGGCCTGCGACAACCAGGTCACCTACGGCGAGGGCTACATCCGCATCCTGACGGAGTACGCCCGCGAGGACAGCTTTGACCAGGACATCAAGATCGGGCGGGTGCGGAACTCGTTTTCGGTCTACATGGACCCGGCCATCCAAGACCCGTGCGGCGCTGACGCCGAATGGTGCTTCATCACCGAAGACGTGAGCAAGGCCGACTATGAACGCATGTTTCCGGACGCTGCGCCGATTTCTAGCCTCATGTCGCAAGGCGTGGGCGACCAGAGCCTTTCTCAATGGCTCTCGGAAGACATGGTACGTATCGCCGAATACTTCTACTACGAACACGAAAAAGCGACGCTAAACCTCTACCCCGACAACATTACAGCCTTCGCCAACTCGCCGCAGGACAAGCAACTGAAGGCGATGTTCGGCAAGCCGCTGCGTAGCCGCGTGGTTGACCGCAAGAAGGTCAAGTGGATCAAGACCAACGGGTTTGAGGTGCTGGAAGAACGCGATTGGGCCGGCAAATACATCCCCGTCGTGCGCGTGATCGGCAACGAGTTTGAGGTCGACGGTCAGCTTTATGTGTCGGGCCTTGTGCGGAACGCCAAGGACGCCCAGCGCATGTACAACTATTGGGTCAGCCAGGAAGCCGAAATGCTGGCTTTGGCCCCCAAGGCGCCCTTCATTGGCTATGGTGGCCAGTTTGAAGGCTACGAGATGAACTGGAAGACGGCCAACACGAACAATTGGCCGTACCTAGAGGTCAATCCCGACGTTACAGACGGCGCTGGAAGCCCTCTACCGTTGCCGCAGCGCGCACCACCGCCGCTGGCCCAGACCGGCCTCATACAAGCTAAATTGGGCGCTGCTGACGACATTAAGGGCACCACAGGCCAGTACGACAGCAGCCTAGGTGCCCAGAGCAACGAGCGGTCTGGCCGGGCTATCCTCGCCCGCGAGAAGCAAGGCGACACGGGCACCTACCACTATGTCGATAACCTGTCCCGCGCTATCCGTTACGTTACCCGGCAGCTTGTCGATCTGATCCCCAAGATTTACGACACCGCCCGCGTGGCGCGTATCGTGGGGCTGGACGGCGAAGTAGGTATGGTGAAGATCAACCCCATGCAGCCGGAGCCGGTCAAGGAAATCCGCGACGAGAACGGGCTTGTGATCGACAAGATTTACAACCCGTCGGTCGGCGTTTACGACGTGTGCGTGACCACTGGGCCAGGCTACATGACCAAGCGTCAGGAAGCCTTGGACGCCATGTCTATGCTGTTGCAGTCTAACCCGCAGCTTTGGACGGTCGCCGGTGATCTGTTCATCAAAAACATGGATTGGCCGGGCGCGCAGGAGATGGCGGCGCGGTTTGCTAAGATCATTGATCCAAAAGTTATGGAAGGCGAAGACCAATCGCCCGAAATGCAGATGGCCAAGATGCAGATCGAAGCCCTGACTAAGGAACTGAACCAAGTCGTCGGCATGTTGCAGCGCGTCGAACAGTCGATCGAGGCGCAGGAAGTGCAGATCAAGGCCTACGACGCCGAAACCAAGCGCATTTCCGCGGTCCAGGCCGGCATGACGCCCGATCAAATTCAAGACATCGTGATGGGCACCATCGCAGCAGCTATGGATACCGGCGATCTGGTTGGCCCCGGCGGCCCAATTTCACGCGAAATGCCGGAAATGCAACCGGAAATGGGCGGAATGCCCCCAGATATGGGCGGAATGCCACCTCAAATGCCGCCAGGAGGCCCAATGCAATGAGTTGCGCTG